GTTCTATCATCGTCTGTTGTGGAAAATTTTCCGCCTTTTATTGTAAATGCCATAAGAACCTCCTACCACACCATAACCGAATGAAATTATATTTGCAAATTTTTTTGTGCCTTGGGACTCCTACCCAATGAAAATATACTCAAATGAATTTATATAACTAGCACAATATACTGTCGTATATTGTGTGTGGCACGTTTTTAGGGGGACATGGGGGGTGGAGGTATTGGAACAAAACAAGAACAAAGGTATAAGTTACCCCGCCCAGGGCGAAAGCGTTTTCGTGACATATATGCAACACCTAGTATATTATTTTAATATTTTATTTATTTATTTTATTATTTTACTTGTTTATTATTTCATATCATGTTATTAAATATATATATATTTAATTAAACAACGAGGTAAAACAATGGAATACAAAGACAAAAACTTACAAGCTTTACTTGATGCCTTCAACTCAAATCCAGTTGATGCATTCGGTAGTGCAAAGGCGGAATTAGATCTTGCAAAAGAAAAATACGAAAATGCAAGATTAGAGCTTTTAGATCAAAAAACTTTTGGTAAGCATCAAGGTGATTTATTTGAGGCGAATATTATTGAAGTAAAAGAGACTTCAAGGATCGATTATAAATCTCTTGTTATTGATTTACTTGAAAGTAATAAGATTGAGATCTCAGATCATTATATTAAAAAGCATACCAAAGCGGTTCCGTCTACTTCAAGACTAACTGTTAAATATTTAGGAGGTAAATAATATGGAATTTGGAAAGTCAATCGTGCTAACCCTTTTAGGGTTAGCTTGGCTGTTGGGTATAGCTCTAATGCTATGTTCAATAATAATATTCTTCAATACTTTAGGAAGAGGATTTATTCCAGAAGTATTAACCGCAATAATTGTATTAATAACAATGGGGATCCATTGGGGATTAAGTAAAGAGTTCACCGATGCCCTAGGAGAAAGGAGCAATAGAAATGAATAGTTTATTTGATGGATTTACTAATGGCGTGGAGATCCCACGCCATTGGGAAAATGCGACATATGGAAACGATGCTTGCCCATCGTATTATAAAAATGGATATCAGATCTGGATCGATCACTGGGATCCTAATCAAAGAGAATTAGGATCCGATAAACCTAGATTTTCGATTAAATTAGAACAAGAATATGGAGAACCTAACAGTTTACATATTCAAAGCAATAACTGGGATTTTATCCTATGGATTGTTGAGGGATCTCTTAAAGGTAAAATTTTAAGAGAATTTAAGAACTAGATCCTGGAAATAAATTACTTGTGTACATTATCATATTATGGTAATGTACACTATAACATCAACTTAAAGAGGTAAAACAAATGAGTATATTTAGACATACAGAAATCGAAACACTATCCAATGGTACATCGTTGCACGGATATTGCACGTTGCATTTTAAAACTCTTGTAAAAATTTTTGGAGAACCTAATGGAGGAGGATCAGATAAATCCGATATTTCTTGGGTGATCGTTTTGCAAGATGAAAGATCTGATGATGAAAGGATCCACGTTGTCACAATTTACGATTGGAAAATCGGATATAACTATTGCGGAGAAGAAGAAGGGATTGACGTTGAAGATAATTCTCAATGGAATGTCGGATCTCATAGCATGAAAAGCTTAGATCTTCTGGATCGATATCTCCTGGAAAAAGGATATTCGACATTTATTCAAACGAATAGAAAAACTAATTTTCCAATGTCATATAGACATTAATCTAACAAAAGGGATCGGGCTGCAAGGCCCGATTTTTTTTTTTTATTATATAAAGACGCAAAGTCGCAAAGTCGCAAAAACCAGGCATAAAAAATAAATATAAAAAAGTATTTGATTTCTTGCACAAGTAATATATAATATAATTATAACAATTAACGAGGTAAAAAATATGTTATCAAGAACAAGTAAATTGCCTTGTGAATCTATTAGCTTAGACGCAAGGCAATGTAAAACTGGATCCAAATTAGCAAAAATTCTAGGATCTGTTTGTAATGGATGTTATGCCTTAAAAGGTTTTTATAACATGCCAAGCGTTAAAAATAAAATGGCGGAAAGAATGAACTTTTTTAATTCAATTGATTTTGTTCCGAGAATGATTGAGATATTGGAACAACGCAAGAATAAAAAATTGTTTCGTTGGTTTGATAGCGGGGACGTGCAAAGCGAATTAATGGCTCATAACATCCTGGACGTATGCGAGGCAACACCGCATACAATGCATTGGATCCCATCTAAAGAGGCGGGGATCTGGAAACAAGTTAAAAAACAACGCAAAGTTCCAAGCAATGTAATTTTAAGGATCTCGGCAACAATGATTGACGGAAAACCGAGTAATAGTTTTTCTCATACATCAACTGTTCATATTGATAAACCACAAGGTTTTATTTGTGAAGCATATACAAGAGGCGGTAAATGTGGACCTTGCACCGCTTGTTGGAATACAGAAATTAAAAATATTTCATATCCAAAACATTAGGAGGTAAAAAATGAAAGATATAAAAGAGAGTGTAGCGGTTATTGAGCACGTTATCGAAAGTAAATTTTTAAATCTAAGAGATCTTAATCAAGAGGATGCGGAAGAGTTCAATAAACATTGGGAGGCAATAAATATTGTTCCCAAATTAGAAAAAGATTTTTGTATTAATTCAGAAGATCAAAGAGATAAATATTTATTCATGATAGAGGGGATGCAAGAAGTTATCCTGGATGATCTCGATAAAAGTTTATTTGATGATTTAAAATTTAAATCTCTGGCCGTCATTCAATATCTATTAAAGAATATTAAATGTTATCCATTTGTTTTAAATGTTAACGAAGAGATTTATGAATGGATCCAGGAAGTAAAGATCCAAGTGGAGGAAAATAATGAATGAAGATAATTTAAATGACATGACAATTGATGATATTTACGAATTGATCAATTGGGAAATCGTTTCAAAAGATTTGTACATTAGATTTGTAGAAGGAAATTATGAAAGCGATGACAAAGAAAAATTAATACAAATATTATTAGATCAACAATAGTTTACCTCGGATCCCTGGGCAAGGTGCCCAGGGATTTTTTTATTTCTTGAGCCATACTGATACAAGGACGCAGAGTCGCAAAGTCTATTCCATATAAGCACGCAGAGTCGCAAAGAGCTCCTCGAAACTTGTACCTTGATACAGAGCCTTGGTACGCAGACCATCATCCAAGAGGCTCGGACCTTGATCCCCTCCAAACAAATATATATCCTTGGTCTTCGTATGCTTTGCCAAGTAAAAACTAAAGCCTCCTCGAAGACAATATGCAGAATTCCAAGAGATTTGATTAGGACTTATTCTCAAAGTATTGTTTTTTGTTGTTTTTAACTCTAACCAAAACACAAATCCATCCCAAGCAAAATGACAATCTGGAACTCCAGATGGTAGACGAGATTCAATCCTTGTTGAATGACATTTTTTAGGCAGATTTTTCTTGATCAGTTTCCAAAAGTTTGACTCTGGAGTCCCCATCTTTTACCTCTTGATATTCACCTTCGACAAATGCTTGAGGATATTGTTTCTTTAGATTATCTAATCGATCAATAATTTGTTCACGACTTAAATCATCAAGAGCATTGATCTGTTCTCTTCTATCAACAGTTAAACCACCAAGAGCAGATCGTATCTTTTCAGCATTAATTGATGCAGAGAATTGTCCTGCCTCTTCAGCACCTTTTGAAAGTTCGGACAATCTTTTTAATTGACCGATAAGTGTAACACCATATCGTCTTTCTTTTTCTTGTTGTAGCTCTTGAATATATTCTAAAACTTGTGGAAATTTTTTACCACTCAGTAAATGACTAGCAATACTATAACAACTTTTTTCTGCGTAACCACTCTTCCTAGCACATTCAGCATTACTATAAATGCCTTCAACATAAAATCTTGCAAATTCTTTTTGACGATTTGTTAGTTTTTGGGTTGCGATTTCGTTCATTACAATTCCTTTATATAATAAAAATTACTAAAATGAAAATTAAAAAAACCAGGAAAACCTCGAATCTATTGAAAGAAGTGTCGGAAGTGTCGGAAATTTAAATAGAAGTGTCGGAAACTATTTGTTGCTATATGTACAATACAGAAGATTTTCGACACTTTCGACACTTTCGACACTACTTTTTACAAAAAAAAATA